TCGAGTGTTCGAATCACTCACGCCCTACCACGAATTCAAGCACTTAGCCTCGGCAACCGCCGGGGCTTTTTGCTTTCTGGCGTTCGTGTAATGCTGGTGTACGGTTTTGGCGTCAATACGCCGCCCTTTTTCCGAAGACACTGTAGCGCCGCGCGTTTTTTGGCATTGATTAGCGCGATATTTGGCACAGCGCTAGAACAATCCACCGGCGGTTTCTGGGGCGTAATTGGTGATGATCAACTCACTGCTTTCGGTGGGTTTGCCGTGGGTGTTTGAGACGCTGTATTTGATGCCTGTTTCGTGCATGAAAAATCCGTCAAAAGCACGTCGGATATCGGGGTGATCGTTGATCGATAGCATGGCTTTTCCGTGCATCGTTTTCATCAGCCCGGCGAGGCGTTCGTAATGCTCCCAACCAAATGGAACACCGTAGCCTTCAGTCTGCCAATAGGGCGGGTCCATATAGAAAAAGGTGTGCGCCCGGTCGTATTTTGTAACGCACACATCCCAGGGCAGGTTTTCAACGGTTGTACCCGCCAGGCGGAAGTGGGCGGCGGAGAGGTTTTCTTCGATGCGGCACAGGTTGATGATGGGTGCCGTCGTGGCGGTTCCGAAGTTCTGGCCGGAGACTTTCCCGCCGAAGGCGTGATGCTGAAGGTAGAAGAAGCGGCCGGCGCGCTGGATGTCGGTCAAGGTTTCCGGCTTGGTCTCCTGGTGCCACTTGAACAACTGGCGGGACGATAGCGCCCACTTGAACTGCCGGATGAATTCTTCAGGATGATGCTGAATAACGCGGTAGAGATTCACCAGTTCGCCGTTCACATCGTTGATGATCTCGACGGGCGAAGGCACGGGCCGCAGGAAGTAAAGTGCTGCACCGCCGCAAAACACTTCGCAGTAACACTCATGGGCAGGAATTAACGGGATCAGGCGGTCAGCGAGGCGGCGTTTCCCACCAAGCCAGGGAATAATTGGAAGGGTCATTGTGTGCTCAATCTGTAATATTCAGGCTGTATACTTCGCCCGCCACGCGCGTGGTGAGGAGGCTTTAGCCAAAGCACAGCTAACTCTGTGACCGAGGTGGCCATTCCTAGATTGGTACTCCAGGAATGGTCGCCTTCTCTTTCTTCATGCGCCTATGAAGTAGCGCTGCAGCAACAGCCCGGCCGGGAATGCAATAATGCACAGCGGGATCAGTATCCGGTTGAGGTTCAGGGCTTTTTCCGCCTTCTCGACCCCTCGTTGAAAACCTTCGTTTTGACCGTCGGCGTAGATCTTCTGAAGGTAGAGCTGGAAACCTTCTGGCAGGGCCGCCCGCCACTTCGAAATTTCTTCATTGCTAGGGATAGTTGGCATACGTTTCTCCATTGCGATTCTCCGTTACGGTTGGCAAATATCGATGTGATAGGTCGTGGGGTCAGTGGTTTCGCCAGACCACTGCTCAGTAAGGCGAATCCAGCCGACTTCAAGGATCGCGGCTATGGTGGCGTTGGTGCCGTTGACGACCAGCACTGAACCGGGCGTGACATAGGTCAGCCAGCTTGTGCAATAGCCGATGACGATATCTGAGCCGTTGGTAACGGCGAGTTTTCCAGCTTCGTAGCGGGTCAGCATGATCAGTCTCCCACGGCCATGTAGTTAATAGATCCCGTGGAAAGGGCTGTTGATCCAACTAGCTGCCAGTCATATCCTCCGAGGATGAAGGCATTGACAGGCGTGGCGCTGTTCTTCTGAACCGTTTGGAGGTGAACAGTTGCGACCACGTCTTTGATGCTAACCATTCTTCTTGCGGTCGCCGTTGATATTTGGGCATGCAGGCCATCCGGGTTGTAGTTTCCGGGTATAGAAACCGATGCAGATGCAAACGTGTAGCCGTCAACAATTGTTACCCAGGTCCAAGCCTCGTTAATCCATTGTTGCTCCTGGTGTGTAATGACCCCACCGTAGGCCATGCCATAAATGCCAGTTCCGTACTTCACCGCTCCATTGGTGTCCACCATATAGGTGGGGCTTGAGATCCCTTGAGCGCAGATGTTGTAGATGTAATCCACGCTAGTCACAGTCGCACCAAGCGGCGGAGAGTACGCGGGCATCCGGTACAGTGCGGAGGGCAATCCTCCGAACGTTGGCGCGGCGGCACCATTCTGATCGAAACCGCCTGCATAGGATGCCTTGGCGATACCCGGCGAAGTGCCGTTAACACCATAAACGGTCTCTTGTGAAGGCGTTGAAACATCCACTCCAGTCGAAAACACCCCTCCAACATCCGACGCCGTGTAACGCACATAAAACCGATCAGTGCCTGGTTGAAGAACCGGACAATTCACAGCAGTACCCAAAGTGGTATCAAGTGCCGCTCCGATGGTCACCGTCGTAGATCCGGCCACGTACCATCCAGCTGAGGCCGAGTAGGCATAAACCTGGACCAGCACCTTCCGATAAGCCCACTCAGCCGTGTGTGCGCCTGTGCCACGCTTGCTCTTGACTTGCACATTCACGGTCATGTCGTGCGTGCTGGTCGATGTCAGCATGTAGGTGCTTGAATCCCACGTATCGCTTGCAGTGTCTCCGGTGTTCTGGTTGATCGATGTTGATCCAGCAGCACTGGAGAGCTGCAGCTCGGCCCGTGCATCGAACTTCCAGATACCACTGAATGCCGGGTCTTCGCGCAGATTGTCAGCGCGACACGCCCAGACCTGATCCTGATCCTTAGCGCTGGTCTTGAAGCTCATCAAGCTCTGTGGCGAGACGGTGACCTTGGGCTGCTGATCCCAATAACCGAGTAGCGTTACCGTCTGCCCTGACGGTGCTACTCCGTTCTCCACACGCTTCAGGCTCTTGTATTCGCGGTACTGTCCGCCGCGATGACGCTGAAAACTGAGGGTGCCAGCGGTCAGCTGCGCGAAATCTCGGTCAGGAACGGACGGCGCGCCATTGTATACAGTGATCGCGCCCGAGCCGGCCAGGACCACGTTACCCTGGACGAATGAGGCATTGAGCTTGGCCAGCACATCGGCTGGCGTCATGCTGGCATCGGCGCCGGCAATCGTTACGCTGTTCTCAGCTGACCACTGCAGATCATCCGTGCCGAACTTGTCATAACCAGCAATTCGGACATACCAGACCTGGTCAGCGGAAAAAGGAGCGCCTCCAGGCCCTTGAGTGAGTACGAAGACCTGGTCGTAACCGTCATACACGAGGTTTTCCGGGGCGGTCTGGTCGAAGCCGGACGTCAGCGACATGGCGACGCGCACGCCGGAAAAGTCAGTATCTGCCGGCAGGTTGTAGGTACCGACAACCTGCAGGTAGCCGGGCATAAATGTAACGCCGGAAAGCGGCCCGATTTGTGGATTAACGCTGGTCAGGCTAACCCAGTCCGATTCCCCGGTCGGCCCCTTGGCGCGGACCTTGATCTCGATGCTACGCCACGGACCGCCGTCAGCCCTGACTTGGTCGGCGTCGTAGTCGTAGGTTAACCCGGTTGTTGCAAAGCTTCGGCGCAGTGCGCCACCGGCGTGGATCTCGACCTCATATGAGGCTGCCCGTGCGGCCGCTCCCCACTGCCAACGGGCGCGGGTGGATAACCACGTTTCAACCAGCACCAGCCCTTGCGGCCGCCCTGGTGGCGGCACTTCACCGGCGATACCGGACCAAACCACCCAAGGGCCGGCCAACTTACCGACGGCACAAGCCCGCACATGCAACGGACCCGGCGGTACGGAAAAACTCTGGTTATTGCCCGAGGTATCGCCGCCGGCACGACGCCAGTCGAGCGCATCAGCGCTCCATTCTACGATGTAAAAAACAGCCCCGGACGTCTCTGGCCAGGAGGCCGTAATCACTGGTGAGGCCGGATCGCCAGACTGGGAAACGAGGAGCGAGGCCAGCACCGGGCGTTCAGGCGTCTTGGGCAAGCCCCAGCCCACGGCAGGCGGCGGCAGGATGTGCGTCTGGTCTGCGTTATGCACGCGCGGGTCGTCCACCACCATCTGGATTTCGACTTGGCGACCTTTCGGCTTTAATGGCGGCACCACCTTGCCCAGCACATAGACCTCGGTGCCAACCCCGAAGGCGTAACGCGAGCGCTGCTTGCCGCCACCGACGTAAGGTTGGAAATCAGCTACGGCCTCGGCGAGCAACACGCGATCCGGCGTTAAACCTTCCGTCACGCGCCACGGGCCGCTGCGGCCGCCGGTGAGCGTGCTCATAATCAAGTAGTGTGTCTGGCCAGCAGTAAATTCCACCTCGCCGGTCAGCACCAGCTCGGCACCAACAGCCAGGCCACCGTCGCCGTCATCCCCTGAGAAAGCCACTACTTCGCCGGTCTGCGAGCGATTGACCAGGGTGTGCGACAGTGCGATGGTATCGAGCGGCAGCAGCAGCCGGCCTTCCATCTCGGTGGAGAACTTGACGATGCGGCGACGGTAGAGGTTCTCGGCGGCGTCGGTAATGCCTTCACGCCACGCCTGGTCATGGTCGCCGATGCCGAAATACGTGACGCGCGCCGGCTTGGCCGCCGTGCTGCCGGTCAGCTTGCATTCGACCTCGCGCCAGTTGAAGACTTGCGTGTCGAAATACTTGCCGATGATGTAATCCGAGGTGCGGTCACCCGGCATGACGTACTCGACCTCGACCGATCCGCGCACGATGTTCTGCGGCGTAAACGTGGCACTCGGCACCATGACCGCTTCATCGCGGGCAAACGAGAACAGGCCGGCGATGCGGAACCACTGCGCGCGGCCGGCCTTGAGGCAACCGGTCAGCGCTTCAGAGACCGTGCTACGCGTGTCGAAGGTAGCATCAAGGGTATCGCCGCGCGCAATCCATGTTTGCTCGAGCTGGTAGAGCTTATCCAGATCGATCAGCGCTGCCTCGGCGTTGTGGCCATACTTGGCCATCAGGATGTCGGTCGCTGCCCAGGCGATGGAACGGCTAGCCACCGGTGCCGTCCACCCGCTCGGCGACCAGGTCTTGACCTTGCCGATGCCCTGCACGAACACCTTGCGGGCGCTGGCTTGCGTGAGCTGGCCGGAGGCCTTTGCCTTCATGGCGATGACGGTGTTGTCCGGATACACCAGGTCACCGGGAAGGTAGGCCCGAAGCGACGCCCACGTCACTTCATGCCCGGCACGGGTGCTGGTGTTCTTGACATCGATGCGGGTGCCGCGCACGGCATAACGGCCAGCGCTAACGGTGTAGAGCTTGGTGCGACGTTGCGGCGTGTTGGTTGCCGCTGAGAACGTCTCATCGCCTAGCGGGAACCACGATCCAGTGTGGTTCCCGTTGTAATCGACGGTGACCGCTTCAAAGCGGATCTGAATCGACAAGGCTGCGAAACTGCCATCATCATTAACGCTGAACAAGCCCTGCGGGCAGACGTAGTCGACGCCGATGCCGGTGGCCACCGATCCGGCCGAAACCGCGACGAAGCCGATTGTTCCGCCGACCCAGGTGCCCTGCAGCAGCTCCTGGCCAGCCACTTCACCGCTGTTCTGCACGCGGCCGGGTACCAGCGTGATGGCACCGCCCGGGGGGACGATCTCGTACTGGATATCGGCAAACGCTGAAACATCAGTGTCTTCGATGCTGACCTTGTCGATCTGGTATTCACCGAGGCCGACATCGAAGATCTCGTAGAGCATGTGCTCGTTATCGGCAAATTCACCGTAGGCCTGGGCGCAATACGCGGGGGTAAAGCGGAAGCGACCGTAATGCCGGGGGCGCGGCGAGCCGAGGCGGTTGGCGTTGCCCTGGGCGCCAAGGGTGTAGGTCGGGCTGGGTGCGGACATTTCGGCCTGGGCATGGGCGGCTGGAGGTTTGGCCGGCTGGGTCAGCGCCGAGACCAGCAGGTTGACGCCGAGCATGTAGACGGCTTGCGCCATCCCTGTACTCAAGCCCAAGCCGGTGAGCGCAGGCAATGCGTAGGGCATGAAAATCATCGCCGCGATCATCAGGATGGCGGCCAGTGGGTTGGACCCGCCATCACCACCGGCATACGGGTGGTCGATCAGCAGGATCAAGTCGCCCTTGCGCGGACGGTAGACCGTCCATTGAGCACGCGGCATCCACTGGCCATTGATAGCGCAGATCGTTCGGCATTCGACCAGGTCATGGCCGTTACGCCACAGCCAGCGACCAAGACGTTGTCGGCGGTCGATGCGTGTGATGGTGCGTTCGCGCGGGTGCAGCAGGCTGGGCACATGCACCACCGTGGCCACGTCCGGACGTGGTGACCAGGGCAGATCGGCAAGCGGATCGCGCAGAAGATCGTCGGCGGGAACGAGTTCAGTACTCACGCGCAGCGCTCCTGGTTGCAGGCCATCAGTTCAGCGACCGGGCGGTAGAAGCGCACCAGGTTGTAGGCCATCAAGCGGATGTGCAGCCGGCTGTGCTTGCACACGCCCATGCCGGCGATGGCATGAATGACCGCGCCGCCGTCGATATCGGCCCAGACGCCGATGTGTGCTTCATCGTTCAGGCGTCCCATGGCGACCAGGTCGCCATCCTGCGGTAGGTGCACTTCGCTCCAGCCGTCGCGGCCGGGGTGATCACGCAGCAGCAGGATCAACTGGCGCGGAGTCAGGCCGTCGACGTCAATCGCCAGTTCCGGCAGTGTGCGGCCGAAGTGCAAATGCTCGACCATGCAGGCCAGACCCCAGCAATTGAAGGCATCCGGCCCCATTGCACCCGAAACGTAAGGTTTGCCGATGTAGTGTTCGGCCCAGTGATGATGAGCCATTATTCGACCAATCCGGGATACTCGGTGGCGGTGTAATCCAACCCCGGAAACGGCGTGTTCACCACGTCACCGAACGCGGCCGCCGCCGTTGCCGTGAATACGTTGGAGCGCGCTTCGGTCAGCGACAGCACCCAGCGCATGCCGAGCCGGGCCACGCCGTTGATCACCTCGCAGCCGCGATAAACAACAGTGACCTTGACCTGGCTGGCGCTGGCCAGCGTCAGGGCATTGCCGATTTCTTCGGAAACGTTGTCAATCGACATCTGCAGCTCGGACGATCCAGCACCGACTTCGGGCAACTCGATCTTGAAAGCCAGTGCCACAAAGAGCACCGACGCGCCGGGATCGGCGGGGGCATCGATCTCCAGCGGTGCGGTGATCGATTCCGTGTTGTTTGCCACTCGCAACGGCTCGGTAAAGGACGGGTGCAGGAACTCCAGTGTATCGAGCACCACGGTGTCGGCGGGCGCGGCGGCATAGGCCTCGCGCGTGGCATCGTCGTAAGAGAAGGTCATTAGGCGATCAGCGCATCGAGCGCTGCCTTGGTGATGAAGGGACGGTTGCGGGTTTCCAGCTCGAACGTAATCTTGAAGTTGCCGCCCTCGACCAGGCTGTGCTTGTAGTTGTTCTTCTTGAAGCGGGTTTCAGCGGCGTAGATGCCGGAGCCACAGGGCAGCGGCATGGTGAACCACTCCGCGCCATCTTTCAGGTAGTGGTGATGCCAGGCTTCGAAGACTTTCATTTGCAATGGTGTGAACTCGACGCTGCCGGTGTAATCGACGGTGATCAGCGTTCGCGTGCGGCGTACCTTTGCGGCACCGTCTTCCATTTCCGTGCGGCTGGTGGCGTCGGCCGGCTCGATATCGACCGGCAGTTTTGGGGTGGGCAGCATGGCCGGCCAGATTGGAAGCGCCATGTCAGCCTCCGCGCGAGCTGCGGCCGCGACTCAGCGCACCGACAGTTTCCATGGCGTTGGTGAGCTGGCCCTGGCCCTTGACCAGGTTGCGTGCCAGGTAGCCATCGGCTTGCTCGAGGAATATCTCGATGCTGCTGCGGCCGTTGCTGGTGCTGCTCTTCACATCAGCGACACGGGCGCCAGTCGCTTCGTGGATGTGGATCTCGGGAGCCATGCCGCCGCCGTTTTTTATGTGGCGTGGGTCGTCTTCAGTGAGAACTTCTTCGCCGACCTTGCCGACCAGGAGTTGTTCGCCGCCGATCAAGCCGCCCTGGTGGAAGCGTGGGGCACGTGCGATCTGGTCGGGAGAAAAGGACAAGCCGCTACGCACCAGGCCCCCACCACTGCCGATCAGGCCGCCCAAATGGCGGAGAACAATGCCGTTACCCAATCCGCTGCCACCAAAGCCCGGAACGCTGGAGGTTCCAGCGCTGGCCGATGATCCACCAAACAGGCCACCGAACAAACCGCCCAACATACCAAATAAGCCGCCACCGCTCGAGCTGCTGCCGGACGTCTTGAAGATCTCATCAGCCAGGTGTTCGGCGGCGAGGCTTACCATCTTGTTGCGAATGGCGTTGAGCGCATCCATTGCCGCCTGGCCGAAGCTCTTACTGCGACTGGTCGCGTCGGTGAAGAAGCCAGCCAGCGCCGACTTGGCCGCACCGTTGAAGGTTGAGGTCCATTCGTCGGTCACCGAGGATAGACGCAGCCACTGGTTGCGCATCTCGGCGATCTGCGTTGCCAGGTGTGGGTATTTTTCGGCCAGCTGGTCGAGCGCCGGGATCTGTTCCTGCAGCAATACACCGGCATCGCGCTGCAGCTGCAGGATCTGCGTGCGCGCTTCCAGTTCGCTATACAGCCCGTTTTCCTTGAGGATGTTGATGCGCTGCTCTTCGGCGCTGAGCGTGCCCATGGTGCGCTGCCAGGCGGTCTGGATTTGCGTCAGGCGATCCTTGGCGGTTTCGACGTTGATCATCTTCTCAACCAGATCGACGCCGCCAGGCACATCGGCCGCGTTAAGTTTTGCATCGGCCAGCAGGTCTTTGTAACGCTTGCTGACGGCCTCGCCGATTTGCTCCGGGGAGGCGTCGCCCATGGTTTCGGCCATCTTCTGGCGCAGATCGTCGAGCTTGTCTTTTAAGGTCTTGAGGGTGCTTTCAGTCTTGGCGTTGGCGGTCGTTGCCACCTGCCCGCGTTTTTCCGTGATGACGGTCAGCTCGCCCTCGAGGCGGGTGATTTCGGCTGTCGCGCGGGCGATATCGGCGCGGCCCTTGGCGTTTTCCTTGCCGGATTCCGCCTGGTCGAGTTCCTTGCGGACGGCGGCTTCCTGGGCGGCCAGTGCTTGATCCTGGACAAACGCCTGGGCGGTGTAGAAATCGCGAACGCTGATCAGCCGCTGGTCGTATGCGCGTTTGTACGCCTCGCCGGCCTCGGAGAAATGCTGCTGCAGGATCTTCATTTCCGCTTCAGCGGAGGCCTTGGTCTCGGCCATCAGCGCCGAGCGAAGATCGCCGGAGTTGTCCTTTTTCGCCTTCTTTGCTTTGGCCTCGGCAACGGCATCGGCGATTTCCTTATCGGATTTGCCGGCCTCTTTACCGGTTTGACGAATGACTGCGATCTCCCGCTGCAGCCGCTTTTCATCCGATAGGTATTTCTCGCGCAGCTGCAGAAACTTGATGCCAGCTTGTTCTTCTACGTTCTGCTTGGTCTTGGCTTCAGTGACTTTTTCCTGTTCATCCACCAGCGCTTTAAGGCGTGTTCTCTCTTGCTCCAGCTGCGGCAGATTCTCGCCATAGCCGGCAAAAGAACTTTTCGGGACTACCCCGGCACTAGAACTCTTGGCCTGGTTTATCTTTTCAGCAACCGCAATCTGATTCTCAACCTCGGCGAGCTGCTCTTTGACGGACTTTTTACGCCCTCCGCCTAGCATCGAATCCCAGGCTTTACCCGCCTCATCCTTGACCTTGCGCCAGGCCTTTTCAATGCCGGAAAGATTCTTTTCAAGATCGTCCGCCATGCTGTTGGCTGCATCGGCATACGCTTTCTGCGCCAGTGCACCGGCTTCGCGCTCGCGCCCTTCGTCCATCAAGGCCTTGATTTGCCGGTACACCTCGGCCGTCAGGTAGTTGTACTGGTCAGTGAGCTTGAGCGAAGCTTCTACGGGTGATTTACCCAGCTCGGAGAATTGCTTGACAGTTTCGGCCATCGCCGCACCACCCGTCCGCTGCAGTCGTAGGGCAGCCTCGCTAACGTTGCCAATCATCTCCGAGGTAATCTTGCCAGCGTATACGGCGGCTTCGACGGCTTCAGCAGAGGCCCCCTTGCTTGCCCCGGTGGCTGAAGCAACCGCATCGGCCATCTTGTACAGGCCACTGACGTTGCTGGCGGCCGCGTTGCCCGTAAATACCAGTGACTTGGCCAGCTTGTTGGATTCATCCCAGCCCTGGTAATAGGCATAGGCCATGGCCGCTGCGGCGGCCGTCGCAATGGTCAGCGGATTGATCAACCCAGCCACGTACCCACCCAGAGCCTTGGCTGCACCTCCCATGCCACCGAACATATCCTTGAGCTGCCCACCTTGCTGCAGCAGTACCGTCAACGGTGCCTGGCCGCCCTGAAGCGACGTGATGATGTCTGTGAATTGCGCCGGAACGCCGCGCATCGCCGCCGACAGCTGCTTTTGAGAGAGCGCGGTTTTTGCCGACGTGTCGCTGTAACGCTGCAGGTCTTTCTCGGTTTCTTTGACCTGCTTGCCGAAGCCGTCGCTCCCGGCATCGCTTTTGCCGATCTGCTTGATTTCCGCACCGAGCGCCGTCGTCTGCTTCTTCAGATCCTCGATCTGGCGCTTGGCATCGGCGGTATTCCCGGTGAACCTCAGCGCGTATTCAAATATCTTATTCACGTCAGTCCAGTTTCAGTAGCAAGGCGTCGATGGCGGCTTCGGCGTCCGGGTGGGTGACCCGGGCCAGCATCAGGTTCCGGCGAAGATCGACGCGGTCGGCGCGGTCGATGGCGGCCAGGTAGGCCCGGATCTCCCGGGCCGTGTAGTTCAGGATGTCGCTGCGGTGATGTCCGTGGGCGATAAGCCGCTGGAAGACGTCGGGCCAGCCATGCCCCGCAGGCGTTCCATGATTCCCGTCATCAGCTGACTCACCGCCGGCAGCAGGCGACGCACGAAAAAATCGAGGTTTTCCTCCAGGATGGCCTGCACCAGGGCGATAGTCTGATCGGGCGGCAGGCGGCCGATAGTGGCCGGCGCCTGCCCAGTGGCCACGGCTACGGCCTGGATGATGGCTTCGCCGTGAGTTTCGAGCAGCGTCAGCCAGTCCGGCGCCTGCGTATCGAAGTCACCGTTGAGGCCGCCTTCGATGGCGTCGAACAAGGGCCGCGAATGGCGCAGGAAGGGCGGGATCTGCGCGGTGACCAGCGGCGCGACGACGATGTCGCCAACCGCCGTGGTGACCGCGCGCGACTGAGGAATCAGCGCCTCAAGATCGTCAATGAGGTTCTGATTCATGCTTACACAGCCACCTGGATGATGCGGCCGAACTGGCCGAGGGTGGGATCGCCGACCTTGGTGTCGTCACGCAGCACCGAACCGGAGAGCGGGAAGGTCGCCACCTGGCGGGTGATGAAATCGAGCGTGGCAGCTGGGTCGAGCGCCAGGCGGTAGAGATCGACGATCATACGACCACCACCCGGCACGGTGTTCTTGCCCTCGAAGCGCAACCAGTACTCCTTGGCATCCTGCGTGAACATCGGGATGACCGAGGCGTCGGCGTAGCTGTACGCGGCCTTGAACGGCTCGACATAGGCACCGCCGGTGGTCTTGTCTTTCAACAGGATCGATCCGCCGGGGCCGTTCACCGTGTATTGGCCGGCCGGCAGGGTTTTCGGGGTGCCGGTACTGTCGGTAATGATCACCGAGGAGACGTTCTGGTGGCCCAACAGATACAGGCTGTTGATCGACGTCGGAGTCGGCAGCGTCTCGTTGGTCACCGTGCCGGTACCCTGCGAGAGCGCCGAGCCATAGACGACGGTGGCCAGGTTGTCTTTTGACCAATCCTTGGCCTGCATCGAAACGCCGGCCTTCTTGGCGGTCTGCAGGCGCAACGCGGTGAGGCGGTCGCCGGTCTGGTCTTCCTGGACTTCTTCGACGTCGGTGTTGAGTGTGACCTTGAATTCGCCGGTATCGCCGATGGCGAGCAGGCCGAGGGGTTTGCCGAGGGCATCGCGCGCGCCGAGGTAGAGGTAGCCGGCGCCGGAGTAGTAAAGAGTGGACATGTCGTGTCTCCTGGTGAGGTTGGGCGGTTGTTACTTGGCTTCAGCGGTGCCGACGGTGATCAGCCAGTCGGCAATCGCCGGCAGCAGATCCAGTTCGGTACCGACGGGCAGAACGACGCCGGCATCCTTGTGTTCCTTGATAAGGACGATGGTTTTGAGGCCCGGTTTTGCGTCTTGGGCTTTCGCCGTTACGGCGGGTGTGGCTTTGGTATTCATGCGGCGACTCCGATCAGGGGGCGTTGGAAAACGAGGGGAAAATAGGCGTAGTTCGGTTTGTAGGACGGGCGCTCGATACCAACGCAGGCCAGGGCGCGGCCGTCGTCATCGGGCAACCAGCCGGCCAGCGCCGAGAAAACGGCGGAGATCAGCGGCCCGGCTTCCTTGCGCAGCTTGGCGCCATCACTGCCAGCGCGGCGTACGACCAGGGTGACCACGAAGCCGAGCTGGATCTCCTGGAGTAGGCCTTCGCCGGCCTGCGCGGCATCGTTCTGCGGCAGGCGACTGCCGATGTACTCGACGAAAGCGGCCGGGGATGGGCTGTCCTGGCCGGCTGACGACTCGGTGTCGACCTTTGATTCGACGTGGCGCAGTGCGGTGACCTGTGTTTTCAGGCGGGCGACGATGTCTTCTTCGGTCTGCAGGAAGTCGACGATCATTCGTCACTCCCGATGTTTTCGCGGGCGAAGACGTGCTGGCCACCGGCAAAGGACACCAGCGTCTCGCTGCGCGCCGGTTCGTCGCCCGTCGGCAAGGGCAGCTTGACGGTGCCGGTGGAAATGTCGCGACACAGGCGGACAGCGGCTTTGTAGTTCTCGATCACCAGCTCGGGCGCGTTGTCGCGGTAGAGCCGGTAACGGGCGATGTCGCAGACGGCCTGCTTGACGTTGGCTGGTACGGTGGCCAGCGGCACCTGGTAGCGGGCGGCGATGTAGCCTTCGACTTCGCCTTCAGCGGCGGCCAGGGCGCGAGTAACGCGAGCCGCGACGATGGTGCCGGTTTGTACCGGGTCGATATCGGTCTGGGCGATCAGCTCGAATTCGCCGAAGGCATCAATCAGGTCTTGTTGGGTGGCGTAGGTCATGTCGCCATGATGGCGATGATGAGAAACGCAGTTAAGGCGGAAAGAGTTCCGCCATGAGAGCCTTGCGTAGCAAGGGGTACTTCGCTATTTACATGATAGCAGGCGCGGTGGGTTTATCGGTGATGAATGCCGAGCAAAATGACCACGGCGTCGTGATCGTCATGGGTGAGATTCTTCGGCGGCGCGGCCAGCAGGTGCTCGCGCATTTCGATGTGATAACCACCATGCGCCGGATGCTGTTCGCGATGGGCGAGCAGATGCGCGATCAGGCCGTCGAGGGTGAAGAGTTCAGGCACGTCAGATCTCCATGCAGCCGAGGGGGCGGCCGCGCACCACGTCCTCGGCCAGCCAGTAGAGCAAGGCGGCGAGGACGAGTGGGGCGAGGAGGACTTCGAGGAGGCGCATCATTGTGCTGAAATGGTTGAAATGTTGATCGCGGGGATTAGCTTTATGTTTCTTGAATTAGAGGTATAGCGCCGGCTGAAATGAACACTTCCTCTAACTGCTTTTGACCCAACCCTAGACTAGAGGCGATAGCCAAAATCGTTCCGCAATCCGACGCGATGGTTTGTCCATTTGAACTATTGGCGTGTTTAGTCAAAAGTATAGGCACGGCAGCGTCAACGGCATACCCACGTTCTCGCAACTGCTTCAGCACCAGTGCGCTATTGGCGTAGAGTCTCATCTATTTTCTCCATATCTGGTGAAGTTGCTTAAATCGATAGTGTCTGCTGTGTAGATTTGAGTATCGCCACGCTTTGCCGCCATCATATTCATAATGGTTTCAATTGTGGGGAAGTAAAAATCCCGCGCTTCCCATGCGGGATAATCCAGATGTTCGGGGTAACCAAGGGGGAGTGGCGCAGGGGAAATTACACCTTCAAAGGCAGGAGGATATGGCCCACTGCCATACGTTTCCCAAGCATAAAAACCCTTCATGTATGGTATAAGTTTCCGTGTTCTTTTAGGGCGTTCTCCAGCGGTAGATTTGCTAATGAAATCGCCGCCGCTAAATCCGCCGTCGACGCCATGATCACTCAGATCAGCACCTAATGATGTGCTAGTTAGAACCACTACACGTCCATTGATGCGCGTGAAATATAATCCGAAACTATCTCCACCGGCGACCGGCCCAAAGTTATCCGTGAAATGGCTGATAATATCGACGCCAGGAACTAAGGGTAGTTTTGTATTTATAGTGACAAAAGGCGACCACGTCCAGGGGCTTAGGTTTCCGCTCCTCGTCTGCACTAAGTCTGCATAGATTAACCCTATAGGTTGC